AGAACGGCGTGAGTACCGTGACGTTAACGGCGAATCGTGAACACGGCAGGCCGACCCTGCACTGAGTCACGACAGTCCGGGAGTAATGCTCTCCCGCTGACGATGGCCTAGCAGGGCCGAAACTGAATAACGGAGGCGCAGCCATGCAAGTGAACAATCCCGCAATAGATCGTAAGCTGCGCCGCAAGGCAAACCGCCAGCAGCGCCGAACCGCTGCACTCCCGCTTGACCTGAGCGCGATGCAGAAGCGTGCCGAGCACGATGTCCGTCTGCGCTGCAATCTGAGCGAAGCCGCCATGATAGGTGTGCCCGGTGCCGCGAAGGCCAAGCGCAAGCTCAATGATGTCTGGACTAATCGTAACAGCCGGAACCTGACCGGGTTCTGGAATCCGGGAGCGTGAGCCATGTACATCGACGTACTCGAAAACCGTGCTGAGGCACAAGCTGAGGCCGACTTCCTGACCGAGTGTGGTGCTGGCATCCGCTCGTACAAGATCATCGAATTATCCGACGGCAGCGCCATGCTGCTCGCTTATCTCTGAGAGGAACTACCATGCGTACTCAAAAGCAAATCCTGACCGCCATCCAACATGTCGCCATCAACGGCAAGGCGCTTGATGAATCCGTGCAATCCATCGGGCTGGACATTCTCCAGCATGTCGATGCCCATGGCGAAGTGAGCCTGGCTTGCAAGCTCCTGAAGGCGCTGCCCAAGGGCGCCCGTGGCAAGGCATTGGCCGATTGGTTCCAGACCTACGGCAAGATCACCGTGAACACTGACAAGGCGACCGCCAAGCAATTCCCGCTAGTGTTCCACAAAGAGGGCAAGACCGACCTCGAAGGCGCCGCCGCTAAACAGTGGTATAAGTGCAAGCCTGACCGCCCACTGGCCGAGGAGTTTGATTTCGCCGGCAAGATGCAAGCGCTACTACGCCAAGCGCAAGCCGCCCGTGACGCTGGCAAGCCGGTCAAGGGCGCTGACGTTCTCGATAAGCTGCTGACCATGGGGGCATAGTATGCCGATCACCAAGGAACAAGCGCTGGAGCTGGTGCGTTGTCTCGCTGAAGACTTCGCACTGCTCGCCAGTGGGGAGTGGACACCAGACGACGATAGCTGCGCTGCTAGTCTGGAAGTTGTCGAACGTCTGCGGGCGTTCATTGAATCCGTGCAGGTGCCGACGCACCCGGCTGACCGACGGGCCATGTCCACCCGGCAAGCAGCCGCCCGATATACTGGGTGGCTCGGACCACTTGACCACTGGCACCGGAACAAGCCGCTACCATTTAACCCCGCGTATGATCCCGGCGCCGATGCCAGACGTAGCCGGATCACCGCCAGCATGGAGCGCGATGGATACTACACTACGCACACCCGTGAACAGTGCGCCGTCGAATGGCGCCGCCGATATGATGAGGACAAACAATGCGCCAAGTAATCGAGAACGTCCACACCGGCGCCCGCTGGTCTACCGTAAACGGCGACGTGTGGCGCAAGGACTGGAACGGCACCGGAGACAACTACGTCCAAGCCGGCGCAGTCTGCCCACGCTTCAATCCATTTAGCAAACGTAATGCGGACAAGTTCCGCAAGGTGGTCTAACATGCGTCCCGTTCAAGAAACATTCCGCGCCGTCATCGAGAACGGCCACTACGCCACTGATCAGGTGCGCTCGGAGTTTATGTGCTGGGCGTTGTGCTTCGCCCTGATGTCTGATGACATTACCCTCGATGAGTTCTGTACAGCAAAGCGTGCTATCGACGAGTACCTCGACGAGCTGGGATACCCCTCGGGCGCTCTGATGTACGTGGCCTTGCAAGGCATCGGCGCGTGTCCCGAGAGCGTGAGCGCTTCAACGTGGGCGCCCGAGGATGGCAAGGCATTTTACTACGATTGGGACAAGCGCCCACGGCAGGAGGTGTAGCATGAGCGTAGACGTTCAAGAAGTGTTCAACAAGGTAATCGGTGCAAGGTTCTATGGCACTCCCGATAAGGAGTACATGTGCCACGCCGTCGAGGCCGCACGTGAGGCGGGTGTCATCAGCCCGGACGAGTTCTCAGCCACCCGCCAAGCCATTGACGAGTACATGGGGCTGATTTCCGACACCGGCGGCTCCATGGCGTATGCGCTGTATGCCTCCCGCCTCGGGAATCCCGACGGCTTACTCCCCCCTAAATGGTGCGTGCTGCACGGGGTTAAGTTCTACCTGAACTGGGCGAACCGCCCGATGCCGTCGCGGCTGCACTCGCAGACCGAAATTTATGTCGATTAGGAGAGACCAATGAACCAGCACCTCGCGCGTATTCTCGTGCACGGCTACAAGGCCATGATCAAACGCTACTTGGCGATGCCTGCCTTCAAGGGCGTCCGCATCTTCACCGTGGGCAAGCAAGACGACGCGCCCCAGACACTGCATGCCCTGCGTGAGTACGTCGAGGAGCACGGTCGCCTCATCGTAGCGTTGGAGCACGGCGAGACCAGCATCTACGGCGATGCCAAGGCGAACGCCTGGTTCCGTGCCTTCCACGACCTGGGCCACCTCGTGTACAACCGAGAGATGACCTACGAGGAGGAGGTGCAACTGGCCCTGACCCAGTGGGGCGACCTACGCCTGGTATTCCAGCGAATGGGCGCCACCGAGAACTTGCTGCAAGACCTGTACCGCCTGTACCTGTTCGACACGGTAGGTCAGAGCCGGTACTGCCTGCTAACCGGCAGGTTTCCGCATGACCAGACCGCCTTCGCCGATGCCCTCCACCATGTGCTTGATTGGGAGATGGATGCCGGCGACGTGCTCACAGGCGTTGACATGCTCGTAAAGCACGGTCTGTTCCCGGAGGAGGTATGATCTACCTGTACCTGTTCTCGCTGCTGTGGAGCCTCTCTGCGTGGGCGCTTCTCAGCTTCCGCACTGGCGAGAAGTTGATCTGGAACCTATTCGATAGCGCAGTAGTAGCCGGCCTGCTCACCACGATGCTCGTTGAGTATCGCTGGTGGGTAGGTCTCTGGCAGAACATCATGGAGCACATCAATGCGTAAAGCGAAGTACAGCGTAGGTCAACGCCTGCGAACCGTGCGCGGCCCCGGTGGCGCACTGAACCCCGAACCCCGCTTCCTCGGACACGTAGGTACAATCGTGAAGGTACAGGAGTTCAAGACCTGTCAGCCGGTGTACGTACTGGACTTCGAGAGCTTGGGCGAGGATACCGTCGAGGAAGTATGTCTGGAGGAACCCAGCCATGTACCGTCTCGCTCTCCCGTTCCTGGCGTTATCGTTCGCAATGCCGGGGTGCAGCACGCCGTCTACGGTGCCTAACAATCCCGGCCCGCACTACTCGCGGCACATCAACGAGGCGTTGCGGGTGTGCAACTCCGCTACCCTCGGCGCTATCACAGCCGGCATTATCAGTACGCCGCAGGAGGCCGAGCGCTTCCGGTGGCAGTGTCTTTTCGACAACAAAGCAACCCTGTAAGGAGATACATGGTGAAGAAGCATGAAGGCATTGTGGTCGTGGCGTACAAGCCAGGCCAACCCCGCAGCGAGGTCGTCGCTGCCCTGGAACTTGCCGGCCTCGGCGATGACTTCACCGCCGACGTGCGCTTCAAGCGCCCCGGCAGTGAGGAAGGTGTGGCCGCCAAGGTGAACCTGTACCACGAGGCTGAGGCCCTGGTGCAAGAACTGGAAGACGCCGGGGTCGCTGGTGTCATTTGTCAAGGCGAACACGGCTGGGAGGTCGTATGACGCAGAGGACTTACAAGGGCAAGGTGGCGCCGGGGTGGGCTAAGTACGTGGTGATCGGGCCAAGTAGCGGGCGGGCGTACTGGGCCAACAACAGCTACGCTGTGTGCATAGACTCCGGCTATATGTCAAGCTACCACGTAGCGGAAGGCTGGCGCCGAGAAGAACTCGACCCACTACCGACTGAGGTGTGGGGTGTGTTCGGTGCTGGCTCTGTAGTAGACGCCCTCATGTTGAACACCTACGCCTCCGAGGCAGAAGCTCTGGAGAAAGCCAGCGAGCTGGCGCGAGGATATACGGGCCGCACCCTGGTTGTCGCCCGCATCACCCATAAGATCACCCAACCTAAACCGGTCCAGCCGGAACCCATCGTGGAGAAACTGTAATGGCTAAAGCATGGCGCAGGATCGGCGGCAAGGACAAGCACGTTCGCCGCCTCGGTATCATGGCCGACCAAGCCTTCCGTGTGAACCCTGGTGTCAGCGCACGCATGGCCTGGCTGCTCCGCAGCACCGGTGTAGTGCCGGCGCATGATTACATCAGCAAGGAGGTGTCAGTGGAGAGCTAGCAGATACCCGATTCCGCACAGAGTAGCAACACACTTAAAGATCGGGCATCTTCGCCGCCTAGCCCACGGCACCATTGTACAGGAGCAACACCATGACCGACCGTATCCAGAAACTGAACGCCCAGATCGCCACCTTCGAGGCCAAGGCCGCCGAGCTGATCACCAAGGCCAACGGCCTGCGTGAGGAGCTGGTATCTCTGGAGCGCATCCAGAACATCGCCGAGCGCGACGCCGTAACCTTCGAGATTGGCCGCAAGGACGACAAGCAGCTCGTCACTGGCGTGGTGCTGGGTGTGGCTGACACCGACGCCGGCAAGCAACTGCGCGTCTTCGTGGAGGCTGGCTTCAACAGCACCACGTACACCCTCAAGGCCAGTCAGGTCGTGGACGTGCTGCGTCCGCAGACTGCCGAAGTCGTCGAGGCTGCTGAGCAGTCTGCCGAGTAACATCGGGTCTCAGTGCAAGGGGTCGGCGGCATAGCCGACCCCTTCTGCGGATACCCGTAGCCGCTGCACTCGCAGCTCAATTTCTGTAACGACGAGGTGAGACCATGAAAGCTACCAAGAACATGAACGGCGCCGCTCGCGTGGCTGTGCAGGCTAAACTGGATGCGGCGGACAAGGAGCTACGCAAAGCCCGCGACCTGGTGCAACAGCGCACCGAAGAACTGGGGCGAGTGCGCGAGACTGTGTGCCAGTACACCGGGGAGAACGAGGATCTGCGCGATCAGCTCGCCCAGGCAAACCGCCAGATCAAGTGGGTTGGTGAGAGCTGCCGCAAGCACCTCGACACCATCCAGGCCCTGGAGGCCAAGCAGGTAGATCACGATGAGTTCGTGGAGAAGCTGGAGCTGGAACTCGACATTGCCGAGGAGCAGATTCAGTACTACAAGGAGCGGGTCGCCACGGTGAAGTGGATCGCCTACGGCCTGTGCGGCGCTGTCGTGGTGCTGGCCTGGAAGCTCTCTCAGCACATCGGCTGGTTCGGGGGTGTGCTGTGAGTCTCAACGCGGAGCGGGTGGAGGTCAAGATGAGTGAGCAAGTGAGGCTAAACCATGGCGCTGATGACGTGTATCAGATGCGTAAAGACTGGGTAGAGAGCTTCCACTTCGACGCGCATGCTGATTTGCCAGGGTTACTCGACGACTACGACGCCCTGCACGCAGAGGCCGAGGCGCTACGTGAAACTCTGGCGAATGCGCGGCGCGCAATGTTTGCCGTACTGAATCAAGAGCCACGGATGAAGGCAGTCGCTAAACGCGTTCTGAATGCAGAGATCGATCTCATCGACCGCGCCCTTTCCGCGCAGCAGTCCGCGCCCGAGGTTAAGTAATGGCCCTGCCCGAGAACGAGTGGCTGCACAAGGCGCAGGCGCTGGCCATCGGGCAAACCTCCCGCACGTACCACAACGAGGAGAACCGTGCGAACCTCGTGATCGGCAACGACATCGACCGGTGGTGGGCGTACTGCCACCGGTGCCACGAGGGTGGTCAGGTACTGAAGACGCATGTGCTTATCGGTGCTGAAGTACAGGTGCAGGAGCGCTTTATGCCCTGGCCCGAGGATGCCAAGCCCGCAACCAGCGACGAGCTGTACCGCAGCGTGTACCGGACCCTGCTGGGTAAGGGCATCGACCTGGGTAGTATGCTGCCTGGGGTGCCCATGTACATCAGTCGTCGCCAGGGTCGCCTGATCCTCGCCAGTGCGCAAGGGTGGTTGGGCCGCGCCATCGGCGCAGTGCAGCCGAAGTGGTGTGCGTACTCGAACCCAGGGCAGCGCCCTGCTGTGTTCGCACACCACCCGCACGACCGTGTCGCCAAGCGGTGCGTGGTCACAGAGGACTACTTCTCAGCGCTCAAGATAAGGTGGGCTTTGAATGATCCAGAAACTACAGCGATTGCTGCGCTCGGGACTCGTGTGCATAATCGCCTGGCGGCAGCCCTCCTCGAAGCAGATGAGGTGCTGTTCGCATTCGATGGGGACCGAGCCGGGGCTGACGGGTGGCCAGCAGCCGCCCGCCGCCTACGTGGCCTCGGCAAGTCAGTTCGCATCTGCGATGTCCCGCAGGGGTTAGACCCCAAGGACATGCAGGCGCACCAGTTACAGGAGATGCTCCAGTGAGCAGCGATACCCTAATCCTGCAAGCGCTGCGCGAGAAGCAGAAGTACCGAACGCTGATCGGCACCGTGCCCACCGGGATGCTTGGCACCGAGGCGCAGTGCCTACTGGCCTGGTATCCGATCTACCACCAAGCGTACCCTGAGCACGAGTACCTGGACATCGACGCGCTCGATGCACTGGTGAAGCTCCGCTCGGGGTACAGCCCTGAGCAGATGGCGACGGTGCGCCACGCCATGCAGCTCATGCGCCAGCACGTTGACCAGGGCGCCCTCAAGGGTGTCGTGAACCAACTGTACGAGCGGGACTTCGCCGGTCGTGCCGGTGCCCTGCTCTCCCAGTACAACGCCGGGGGCGAGGTTGACCTGGTGTACGAGCTGAGCCGCATTGCGCAGGAGACGCAGCGGGTCGTGGCTCAGAGCGCCAGCTCCGACTGGATTCAGGACAGCATCGAGGACATCCTGAAACAGGAAGAGAAGGACTTCGGCCTGAAGTTCCCGCTGCCTGTCTTGGAGGCGCACATCAAGGGCCTCCTGGGAGGCGCCTCAGTGGCTTTAGCAGGTCGCCCTGACAAGGGTAAGACCAGCCTCATTGCGTTCATCCTAGCCCGCTTTGCGGGGCAGCTAGACCGGTACTTCGACCCGGAGCGACCTATCCTCTGGCTGAACAACGAGGGTAAGGGCCAGCGCATCATCCCACGTATCTACCAGGCCGCTCTCGGGGTGGACATCGACGAGCTGGTGGCGATGAGCAACGCCGGCACCCTGCGCGATGCGTACACCGCCAAGGTTGGCCGCGTGGATCGCATCCGTGTGAAGGATATGCACGGTGCGAGCTTCGCCCAGATCGAGCAGGTCATCGAAGCGATGAAGCCCTGTGTTGTCGTCTGGGATATGATGGCGAACTTCCGCCTGGGGCATAGCTCCGGTGGCGGGAACAAGGCTGACGAGGTAGAGGAGAAGTGGCAAGTCGCACGTGAGATGGCGGTGCGTCACGACTTCGTGAGCCTGGGTACTGTCCAGATCAGCAACGAGGGCGGGAACATGCTGTACCCGCCGTACTCTGCGCTCAAGGACAGTAAGACCGGCATCCAGGGTGCGACCGATCTTATCGTTATGATGGGCGCGTTGGATGCTCCTGAGATGGCGTCGCTGCGGGGTATCAGCACGCCGAAGAACAAGTTCCAGATGCCCAAGATGCCTAGCCATGTGCAGGCTGAAGTTTTCTTTGACGCAGCGAGGTGCCAGTTTGAACAAGGTACATAAAAGGTGGCGTATTGTGGCGGGTGGGGTCTCATCTTGGATTGAGGTCTCGGTGTGGGCTAGTGGCCACCAGTTCCAACAGTATAGCCACAACATCACCGGCGCCAGCCCAGCCTATGTTGAGGCACTGGTCGAGCGCCTGAACATCCACATCAATAACCTGCTGTACGAACTCGGGAGGATTCCGCGATGACCCAGGACATCACCCTACAATGCAGCCTCGTCGAGACTGACGAAGTGTATGCCACACCGGACAGCCGGGGACTCCTGCTCCAGGTGTCCCAGAAGGGCGTTTGGTCCCAGGTTGTGTTGACCAGGGCGGATGCCCTGCGCCTGGCTGAGCACATCATCATGCACGTACCACGGGAGCAAACGAATGAGCACTAAGAAGCCACGCCTCTGGAACCCCAAGCCGCACCGTGCGGTGGACTGGAGCCAGAAGGCCATAGAGAAGCGCCTGGCCCTCGGTCCGCTTCAAGCCTGCGTGAAGGTGGACGGGTTCCGTGTGCTGATCCGACTGAACCGCGAGGGGCGACTCGTCTTCACCACCCGCGAGGGTATCGAGATTACCAGCCTCCGGGGACTCTCGCTGCGTGCCGGCCTGGCCCTATTCGCCAGTCTTCCCGTCATCCCATCGGACCGTGTGTACGACGGCGAGGTCTGGATCAAGGGCCTACCGTTTGAGGAGATGTCCGGCCTACTGCGCCGCGATGCGCCGCTGGCAGACGAGCACCTCAAGAACGTGCACATCCTGATCTTCGATGTTGGTCTGATCGGAGACTACGAAGGCCCGGACGAGGATCGTGTGCCGAATGTGCTCACACTTGAGTACAGGCGGCACCTGATTACCGAGCTATGCCTCCGCCCGTTCCGCCCGTTGATCGAGCAACCCGCGACCCTGTTGGTGCAGGAGCAGTATTGGCTGGTGCGGAACATCTCTGACATCCAGAGGCTATACCAGCGTGCCAGGGCAGCCGGGTATGAGGGCCTGATCCTCAAGGACCCGCACCTCCTACCCCGCAACGGTAAGGTGTCCGGGTGGTGGAAGGTGAAGCCTGGCTGCGGTGCTGAGTTCGCACCAGGGTTCGAGGCGGACGGTACTGTGGTTGGGTACGTCTGGGGCGACGCAGAGAAGGCCAACGCCGGCAAGATCGTGGGCTTCCGAGTGCGCCTGGAGGATGGCTCCGAGGTAAACGCAACTGGGTTGACGCAGGACCAGATGGGCCAGTACACCAGCAACTACCACGCGACCGCATACGAGGTGGGTATCACTCGAACAATCTACATTGGCCGTGCCTGCCGCGTCTCCGGTATGGAGCGCACTAAGGACGGCAGCATCCGCCACCCACACTTCGACGGGTTCCGCGACCTGGATTCCGCCCAAGGAGTAAAAGCATGAGTCAGTACGAAGTCTGGATCGGGCCGAAGAAGCGGGCCTGGTGTATGTTCGGGATCGCCTGGGACTGGCGCCGCAAGTGGCGTCTGTCATGGCACCGCAACCCCGGCGCCACTATGCTATTCGGTTCATGTGGGGTCGGCCCGGTGTGGCTGTACTACGGGTGGCGCGAATGAACGTCCTCCTAGTAGGTGGGCCAGCCGACGGGCGCCGTTGTGTGGTATCCCCTGGAATGAGGTGGCTCAGGGTGGCTCGTCTGTCGCGTACTGTGGCATACCGCCTGGACTATCCGCCACAGGAGCTGTCCACGACACCCGTGCGGGACGAGAACTATGAACTCTACCCCGTGGCCGGGCGGGATGGCGAGCACCTGTACGTTGGGCTGCACGAGTCCCTCAACCCAGATAACCTCCTGGCCCACCTGGTGGCCGGGTACAGACACGAGGTGCAGCCGTGAAGGTACGGACGATAGATTTGGAGGGCTTGCCATGGACACTGCGTGCATAGACCATGAGAGAACCAAGAGCCTTCGCCCAGAGGGCTACGCTATGGTGGGCTGGCCAGGCCGCAGCTCAGTCAGCACTGGGCTGCATCGCCTCGTGTTCTGTGAGGCTCACGGCTTGACGCTCGAAGACATAGCCGGTCGCGTGGTGCGACACACCTGTGATAACCCGCGCTGCATTAACCCGCTGCACCTACTGATCGGCACACGGGCGGATAACAACCGAGACCGCGCTGAGCGAGGGCGAAGTGCCAAGGTTGTTCCCAGCCGGCAGCGCCTCACGGACGCGCAGTGTCTGGAGATACAGGTACGCTACGATCCGACGCGCATCGGAACCAAGGCACCCAACGGTGTGGTGCAGCTCGCCCGCGACTACGGCGTGGACCCCAACGTCATTTACAAGGTACTGCGAGGAACCTATCCCAAATGAAAGTCAGGATTATCGACCTTGAAACCCAGTGCAAGCCCTGGTACGGGCAGCTCGCGTCTCCGCACAACCCCGAGAACTACGTCGTCATGGCCGGCTGGTGCGACGACATCTTCGGCGGCACCCCAGGCCCAGTACAGCACCTGCACTTCACCTCGCTGGAGGATGAGCGCAGTTGTAACTGGTTCAACCTCGACGGGGTGGACCTCCTCGTGGCACACAACGCCGGGTATGAGGTGTCCTGGTTCCTCACCCGCTACCGCGATGAGTTCGAGAAGTTCCTCAAGCGCGGCGGTCGAGTGCTGTGCACCCAGATGGCCGAGTACATCCTGTCGAACTTCACGGACACGTACCCGAGCCTGGACGAGACCGCACCGAAGTACGGCGGCACGCACAAGATCGACGCGGTGAAGGAACTGTGGAAGCAGGGCTACCTCACCAGCCAGATCGACCCGAAGCTACTGGCCGAGTACCTCGCCGGCCCCGAGGGCGACGTGGAGAACACCCGCCGCACCTTCTACGGGCAGATGGCTCTGCTCCAAGAGCGTGGTCAGTGGGGCCTGTTCCTGGAGCGCTGTGAAGCCCTGTTGGCCTTTGCGTACTGCGAGTTCTTCGGCCTGTACGTGAACACTGAGGTGGCTGAGGCGAACCTGACGAAGCAGGAGGCCGAGCTGGCTGAGCTGCGGGCCGAGGTGCAGAAACTCCTACCCGAGCTGCCCGAGCACTTCGAGTTCAACTGGGGTAGCGACTACCACCTCAGCGCCTTGTTGTTCGGTGGGCCGGTGAAGTACAAGACCCGCGTACCCCGCACCGATGCCGGTGGCCTGGTGATGTACGAGAAGGATGAGTGCTACAAGCTCGGTGACAAGTTCATCGACGTGGCCTACCTTAACGCCCAGGACGAGGAGGTGGTTGCACACCTGATCCGAGAGTACGGCAACCCGGATCGTTACAAGGCCGGCAAGAACAAGGGTGAACTGAAGATTCATAAGGTGGAGTCCGACCGGCCCCAGATGAAGTGGGACGACGCCGTGTTCGTGTTCCCCGGCGTGATCTGGATTCAGCAACTCCCCTCGAACATCCAGGAGAAGTTCGAGTACCACGGCAAGGACTCTCGCAAGAACGGGGATTGGACCGGCGCCCGCCTGCTGTGTGACGATAAGACCCCGGTGTACAGCACCAGCTCCGAGGTACTGGAGGTGCTGGCCAAGCACGGCTTCGAGGCCGCTGACAAGCTCTCCCGCATGGCGTCCCTGGAGAAAGACAACGGCACGTACTACCGCTCTGTGGAGTACGACAAGGAGGGTAATGTCAAGAAGGTCAAGGGGATGCTCCAGTACGTCCAACCGGACGGGATCATCCACCACAGCCTGAACCTCTGCGCCACCGCCACGGGTCGCCTGTCCTCCTCGAACCCGAACCTCCAGAACCTACCCCGAGATGGCACCAGCCGCGTGAAGGAGATGTTCGAGTCACGCTTCGGCAAGGCCGGTCGGATCATCGAGGTGGACTACTCGGCCCTAGAAGTCGTGATGCTGGCTGCGCTCAGTGGCGATGAGAACCTGCTGGAGCAGCTCATCAAGGGCACGGACATGCACTGTCTGCGCCTGGCTGCGAAGCTCGGGGAACCCTACGAGGAGGTCTTGCACAAGGCCGTGCAGAACCAGGAGCACCCGGAGCACAAGCGGTACAAGCAGATGCGTACCGACATCAAGCCGCCGAGCTTCGCTAAACAAGTGGCGAAGTAAAACCGTGTGAACTCAGGGGAAGCCCAGACCGGGTAATCCTGAGCCAAGTGGAGAATGATATGGCAATGGTGCAAGGTGCCAAACGCAAACCTAAGAGCTGTAAGGCGTGCGGTACTGTATTCGTACCAACTGGCAACGCCGCTAAATTCTGCCCGGAGTGTGCTGCATTCCGGTTGGAGTGGAGTAACTTCTCAGAGCGGCGCAGACGCGAGCAGGCCCAGGGTGTCCAAGTTGGCGCGGGTAGCGGCGGCCAGAACAAGCTGTATGTAGCAACTGAGTGGACGTATCGTAAGGTGTTCTTGGATGCGCTGTATGAACTCCAGAATGGCCAGTGCTGGACATGTGGTGAGTACCACCCCAAGGACGCTCTACTGATACATCACCGGGATCACAACCGCAAGCACAACGAACTGCGCAATCTGGAGCTGATGTGTAAACGCTGTCACCAGATTGAGCACGAGTGCTGGTTGGCATTCTCTAAAGGTGCAACGACTATCCCTACGGGGAGTACACTCAAGTGAGTGGAAGCGCACGGACCGTGGAAACACGGTATGATATAGTCTGATCTGCATGGGAACATGCAGCAGCGCGTAATGGCGCGGGGTCGGCTTAACGTCCCGACCTGAACATAATGGCACAATACGGCGCCAGCGCCGAGGGTATCGCGTATGCCACAGGCGTATCAGTCGAGTACGCCAAGGAGTTCCTGGAGACGGAGGCCCGACTGTTCCCGCAAGGCATTGCGTTCCGAGCGGTCGTGCGTGCTGAGGTCGAGCGCACTGGGGAGCTGCCCGAGGGCTTGCACCGAGAGCAGGATGAAGTCACCGGGGCCTGGCGCATCTACCGCCGAGGGTACTGGACAGCACCAGGCGGCGCTCGGTACAGCTTCCGGCAGTGGCCACAGTGGAACAAGGAACTGCGCCAGCGTGTCATGGATTACAAGGACACTCAGATCGCTAACTACTGGAACCAGGGCGAGGCGTTCTATCTCATGGCGGTATCGGCGGGCCGAGTGATACGCTGGCTACTGTCCGTGAACTTCCTGGCGAACGAGGAGTTCCCGCAGGGTCGCGTGTGCTTCATCAACAACGTACACGACGCGCTGTACTTCGACGTACACGAGTCGGTGGTGCGTGAGGTGGGCCTCCAGGTCAAGGCCATCATGGAGGATGCACCGAAGTACATGAGCGAGCGACTAGGTTACAACATCGCGCACGTCCCGTTTCCTGCCATGGCAGAGGCCGGACTCAACATGGCCGACAAGGAGCACATACATTGACCGCACCAGTCTACAACGTGACGGTGGTGTGGCGCGAGGCGCCCAGCACCCCGGAACAGCCAGCCGAGCTGGCGACGAATTACGGCTACTGCTACCAACCGCAGCTTGCGCAAGGTGGCCACGCCGTACTACTGGAGCACGCCCAGTCCGGGCGGCTTCACTTCATCAACCTGAACGCAGTACAGTGCATTAACGCCACCCCAGTACCGGAGAACGTATGAGCCAGAAACTACAAGCACTCCTCGCCCTCGCCAACGCCGCCGCCGAAACCGCTGAGGTAGACCTCAGCCAGGTCTCCAAGGGTGGTGGTGGCGGCAAGCTGTACCCCGCAGGCTACGCCTTCGCCCGCTTCGTGCGGTACATCGAGTTCGGTATGCACCCGCAGGAGTTCCAGGGCAAGGCCAAGGACCCGGCGATGGAGTACCGCCTGGGCTTCGCCCTGTTTGGCGAAGGCTACCAGAACGATGACGGCACCCCTGGCTTCATCTCGACCTACGACATGAAGATCAGCAACAACGAGAAGGCCGGCACGAAGATCATCTTCGACAAGATGAACTGGAAGGGCCAGGCCAAGCACTTCGCGCAGATGCTCGGCGATGCCTTCCTCGTGAAGATCGAGCACAAGGACATCAAGGACCAGCCGGGTAAGAAGCGCAGCGTCCTGAACCTGAAGGAGACCCTGCCGCCCATCGACGTGGTGAGCAAGCAGCCGTACCAGATTCCCCAGGTGGATGACGACCTGCTCGACCTGTTCCTGTGGTCACACCCGACCAAGGAAGCCTGGGACGCCATGCACATCGAGGGCACCAATGAGACCACCGGCAAGTCCAAGAACTTCTTGCAAGAGAAGTGCCTCCAGGCCATCGACTTCCCTGGCTCGCCCCTGGAACAGCTCCTGCGCGGCACGGGGAACCTGCCGTCCCCAGAGCAGCTCGCCGCTATGGCACCTACGGCGCCCGCAGTAGCGCAAACGCCGGCCACCCCTAACATCCCTACCGCCCCGGCTATCCCCGCTGCCAGCGCGCCCGTGGCGCCTGCTGTGCCGCAGGTCCCGGCAGTGCCTCAAGTGCCTGCTGTGCCCCAGGTCCCGACAGTACCCCAAGTACCTACCGTACCCCAGGTGCCGGTAGCCCCTATCGTCCCGGACGTGCCCTTCGAGGGCGGTGTCCCGGCAGCGCCGGGGGTAGCCCAGGCATGAGGACTATCCGAGGCGTGGATGTAACCGCCCTCGGGGACCAGTTCGACCGGATGGTGCCCAATCGGGTGCTGCTGCTGGACGGCGATGGGGCGGCGTACCGCTCCAGCGCCACGGTGAAGACTCTTGACACTGCTGTTCGGCGGTTTGTCAAGGAGGTTCTCACCGACCAGTTCCTCACCGGTGCCGAGGAGGTGCGCGTGCACCTCACCGGCCAGGGTGGTCAGAAGGCCCTACGGGGCCTATACCCGACGCGGAAGCCGTACCAGGGCAACCGTAAGGGGAAGCCTAAACCGGCGCTCCTGGAGCCGCTGCGGGAGCTTCTTGGCACCGAGCGGCGCTTCGAGTACGGATTCCCCGAGAACATCGTGGTGCACCTGCATCGGTACTGGGAGGCGGACGACGCCCTCGTGCAGGACGGCGTGCTGTACGGCGACCGCTCCGTCACGAAGTCTGACGACAAGGACCTCCGGTTGACACCGGCCCCGTTCTATGAGTCGGAGAAGGGCAAGATCGACGTACTCCCCGAGGGCGACCGCTTCGGCTGGATCGACGCCGGGTACACGCCATCTCTGTCGCTCCGTGTCAAGGGGCATGGGACGAAGTTCTTCTGGGCACAGATGCTCATGGGCGACACGGCGGATCACGTCCGTGGCCTGGAGCGCTGGGAGGGCAAGCTCATCGCCGAGGCCGGCACCTTGGACGTACTAGGCCCCGTAGAGGACGAGAACGAAGCAGCCAACCGTATCCTATGGGCATACGCCAAGATCGGCCAGGACGCGCTCGCAGAGGCCCAGGTGCTGTGGCTGCGCCGCTCCGAGCAGGATTGCGCGTACCGCTACCTCTGTGAACTGGACCTTGACAAGAACTTGCGGACGTGGTTAGACCAGTTGAACGACTACCACCAGGCAATCATCAAGCAGAAGCTGGAGGAGCGTGATGCGGAAGCTGACTAGAACGCAGCTCAGGGGTTGGTCGATCAGCCACCTCACGAACGCACAGGGCGGCCTCTGTCCGCTCTGTGGTAAGCCGATTGACTACAGCATCCCACGGGAAGCAGTGGTCGATCATGACCACGACACAGGCGAAATCCGGGGCGTCCTGCACCGGTCATGTAACGCGGCAGAGGGCAAGGTCAGCAACGCAGCCGGTAGATGGGGTGCTAAGAGCACTAGCTATGCCGACATCGTGCCGTTCCTGGAGAATCTGGTCCAGTACCTAAAGAGCACTGGCACGGGGTTAATGTACCCAGGCCACAAGTCCCCCGAAGAAGCCGCCGAGGCGAAGCGGGTTAAACGCAATAAAGCAGCAGCAGTGCGCCGGGCAGCCGCCAAGGTCCGCACTATGCCGCGTAAGGAGACCTGATGGGTAAGCACCTCGTAACACGTAAGAGCTTCTCGGACGAGGACATTGCCAAGGCACTGGAGCACGGCAAGGGGAACAAGACCTATGCAGCGGAGTACCTCTCCAACCTGGGCCGGGGTAAGGTCAGTCGAGAGCTTCTGAGACACTGGTTAAAACAGGATAAAAAGAATTGTCGCACTAGCATGAGTGAAACGACGGGCGAGCAGGCCGGATGTGCCACGAAGGCTGCGGGAACGGGGACCCGCCCCGTCGAAGACGGCACCCCTCGAATCCTCAGCATCGACATCGAGACGAGTCCCATCGAAGGTCGAGTGTGGGGACTCTGGAAACAGAACCTCGGACTGAACCAGATCACTAAGGAGTGGAACATACTCAGCTACTGTGCGAAATGGTTGGGTGATCCTAACGTGATCTACTCTGATCTCTCCCAGGCAGAGAACATCGCAGATGATAGTAGGCTAGTAGCTGAGCTGTACGAACTGCTGAATGAAGCAGACCTCGTAGTGGCACAGAACGGTAAGCGATTCGATCTGCCGAAGATTCAAGCCCGCTTCGTGATGGCCGGGTACAAACCGCCCCGTCCGTTCCGAGTAATCGACACCATGCTCATGGCGAAGCAGCAGTTCGGCTTCACCAGTAACAAGCTGGAGTGGATGACTGATAAGCTCTGTACCACCAAGAAGCGCAAGCACGAGAAGTTCCCCGGTATGGAGTTGTGGAACCAGTGCTTGGCGGGCAACCCGGAAGCATGGGAGGAGATGCGCCTGTACAACATCGACGACGTAATCTCGTTGGAGGAGTTGTACTTGATCCTGCGCCCCTGGTACCAGGGCCACCCGAACGTGGCGGTGTTCTCCGACGGCGAGGAGCCAGCGTGTCCGAAGTGCGGCTCGCGCCACCTCAAGCGCGACGGTTGGACATTCACCCAGTCTGGTAAGTACGAGCTTTATCATTGCGGCGGTTGCGGCGGTTACAGTCGCGGACGCTACACCAAGAACTCGAAGGAGGTGCGCTATGCCCAGCTCTCAAACTAAACTCGTAGAATATGCGAAATTCTCAACCGTGCCAGGGAGTCCTCTCCTAGGCTACGTCGTGTACGACCAGGAGGAATTCGAGCGACACCACCCCACCCGTGTGAATGCCGAGGGAGCGACCTGCGTCTGGTACAACGGCCACTGGTATGTCCCCACGCGCAAGGGTCCACCTAACGATGCGTCGGGTAGCCGGTTCAGTCCCCTCGGACCCCCTTTGCCCGAGGCGCAGGCAACCGCCTTCAAGGCTGACACCGGCAAGTCACGCTGGACCCTCCTACTGGATTGCGCAGAAGGTTGCGGTCGAGCAGTACGTGCTGTGGTGCGTGTGCTGAATTTCGCAGTGCGTCCGGTCGCCGAGGGCGGTAAAGGGTATATCCCGCACTCGTGGCGTCAGGTGCCGAACGCACGTACTCGCTACGAGGACGCCCTGCACCGCCACCTCGATGCCATCCGCGACGGTGAGACCCACGATGCCGAGAGCGGCGAGTCGCACTGGGCACACGTTGCCACGAACGCACTGTTCCTCTGGGAACTCGATAATCCGAAGGAGAAGACTGATGAGTGAGTGCCTATCGTGCTTGCGCGGCCCTGGCTGCTGCAAGCTGTTCCCGCGTAAATCCTTCAACGCCGAGGTACTCGACATCAACGAGCTGCGCGTGTACCACGCTCGGAACGTGGATGAAGCTGCTGCACTCGCGGCTGAGGAGTTCGGCGAAGACAACATTGGCCGCGTGTACCCTAAGCTCTAAGGACCTAAGATGATCGACCCTATCGAAGCGCAGATGCAGCGCGAGAAGCGCCACAGCGCTGAGGCCACAGCCCAGCACCTACGCGAAGTTCAAGAAGCCCTGCGTGCCGGCAGGGTCGATGACATCCCAGCGGCCCGCCGCCTCATAGCCCGCGTGTACGAGGATGTGCGAGCCGCGCTGGAGCCAGTTGTCGAAACCAAGGCGCGTGGCCCAGGGGCAGCCCTCCGGGGCTGGCTACGCCGCGTACCCATCGACACCCTGGCCGTCCTGAGCATCCGTGTCGTCCTGGCACACGTCATGCGGGACACTGCCGAGTCACCAGCCACCTTGCAACGTATCGGCCACGCCCTCGGGCGGGCCATTGAGCAGGAGGCCCTGGTGCAGGAGGCGTACCGTGCGAACGCGCTGTATCTCGACCGGACCTGGGAGTACCTGCGTACAGCGGGCACGACCAGTCAGCGGCACATCCAGAAGACAATGCGTGCCGTGGTACACAACGTCCTAGAGGGGCAGTTCGACGGGCACCTGACGAACGCTGAGTACATCCACCTCGGCAAGCACGGACTACAGGCGTGCCTGGATGCTGGTCTGGTGGAGTTGCAACGTCACGGGCAGGGTGCGAAGACGAACGCGATCTACGTCCTCCCGGCTGAGGTGCGAGAGGTCCTGGCCTTCGTGCCTCCTGAGATTAGCGGCGCGGCCCAGATGATGTTCGCTGAGCCGACCCCATGGGACGGGGCGGCGGGCGGCGGGTACTACACTGAGCGTATGAAGATTGACTTCCCACTGCGCCGGGTAAACCGCCGTACTCGCAAGCCGTTACGCCGCGTCATCCGGGACAACGTGGGGAAGTGCACCGATGTACTCGCCTGTGCGAACTACCTCCAGGCACAGGCGTTCAGCATCCACAGTCCAACCCTGGAGCTGATCAAGCAGGTGTGGAACGATGGCGGTGGTGCCCTGGGTATCCCGAAGCGTGAGCCGCCACCTGAGCCAGCATTCCCGTTCCCGGAGACTTGGGACAAGGACTCTGCTACCGAGGCAGAGCTGGAGCGCTTTGCGAGCTGGAAGCGCCGTATGCACGCCTGGCACA